GTCGGTCATGCATAATGGCCAGGAGATACCTAGGTCATTCGGCCAGGGACAGCATTATGTTGAATTGGCTTATTTGACCCCTGCTGAGCAGACCCTGCTTGGACAGGTAGATATGTACGATAGTAATCCGCCGCATACTGGCCCTGCTGGCATTCCCAATTTTAATGGGGCCGCTGGCGGTGGTGGCGGCGGTGGCGACGGCGACGGCGATGGTGGTATGGATGACGCGATTGCACAAGGCATGGCGGCAGCCGCTGCCGCAGCGGACGCCCAGGCCGCAGCCGATGCCGCTGCTGCTGCTAATGCTGCGGCTGCTGCCCAAGCTGACAATGATGCGGCGGCGGCTGCCCAAGCCCAAGCGCAAGCCCAAGCGCAAGCTCAAGCTGCTGCTGCCGAAGCTGATGCCATAGCTCAAGAAATGGAGCATATTGCTAACCAGCAAGCTACGGCTCAAGCTGCTGCTGCTGCCCAGGCCCAAAACGAGACTGCACTTGCTGCATCCCGTGCTGCCCGGAGCGTGGCTCAAGCTGGTGGCGGGCCTCAGACAGCGGAAGAAGCCACCGGAACTGACATAGGCGTTTCAGTAGACCCTGGGTTTGGTTCATTAGGTGTCCCCGTGGACATGGAGGACGTGATTGGGCAAGGCATGGTTGGTGTCGATGTCCCTGGTGCTGCCATAGCCGATCAAGCTGTTGCCGATGCCCAAGCTGAAGCTGACGATGCCCTCGCGGCAAATCTTCAGACTTACGCTAACATAGCCCAAGCGGAGCAAGCTCAAGCAATGCCGGGCAATTTGTCTGCCGATTTAGGTGCTGCTAATGCTGCTTTGGCCGATGCTATAGCTGGTGCCGCAACTGGCAGCGCAACTGGTGGCGGGACAGTCGCTCCAGGGGATTTTGCGTCGCTCATGCCGTCCCACATGCCCGCCATGCCGGGCCAACCTAATGTTACAGCTTCTAACGTAGCTACTGCTAATGCCGTTGCCCAAGCTACACCCGTAGAAGACGACTCCATGCCGCCCCAGTTGTCTCACGATTTAGGTGCTGCGGGCATAGGCGCCACCGGTGTTGGCGTGGCGCATGATGCACAGGGACAAAGCATTGAACAGCAATTCGAAGAGATAATGCAGACAACGCCCTATCCAACTCCGGTGGACCCCAATGTGGGCCATGTAGCAGATGCTATAGCGCTTGCCAATACAGCGGCTAGTCCTGCCATGAACGTACAAGAGGCCGCAGACGCGCATCAAGAGGCAGTAACAACCCTCGGGCAGGACATCGATATTGACCCGGACACCGGGATGAACCGGGGCGGGATAGGCAGTCGTTCTCCCGGTGCAATGTGGGGCGTCAACGCAGAAGTAGCGAACGAAGACAAAAGCAACATATCAATCGCCCAGATACAGGCCCTGAATGCCACAGACGCGCAAGGTTACGCCATCAATAATCCGAACCCCTCGGAAGCCAGCTTACGGGCCTCCATGGTATTTGCAGAACTCAACCCGACGATAACCAACATGGTAATCGGTGTAATGGGGCTGATGCCGGGGACGATTGGTTTCGGTTCGTTTATTGCAGGGTTGATGTCAGGCAAGGGCCTGTTGAATATTCCCGCCGTACGGGCCATTCCCGGAGTGCAGGCCCTTTCCAACATTTTGGATATTCCGAGCAGCTTGGCAAGAGTAGCGACGGACCCTTTCGCGGACCTACTAAGTAGGGCGGTGACCGGAGGGGGAGACCTGATAGGCAATGTATTATCCCAAGGGGAGCAAGCCCTACAGGACGCCTTGCAAGGCGTCATAGATTTTGATGAGGACTTTGAAGAGCCGGACGGGTTTGCAGATGGCGAGGAAACATTCGGCGGCGAACCGGAAATAGAATTCGTGCCGTCCGTCACCACAGAAGCAGCCGAGCCAGCACCACCGGCGCGCACATTCGCGGAAGTGGATGAAGCCACCCGAAACAGAATACGGGCCAACATTATCGGCGGTTTGCAGCGGATTGGCCGCCCGACGGAAGGGGTCACCGCATTTGGCCCGTTGTTCGGCGGTGCGCAGCCTGTACCCATTCTCAATCCAATCGTCGGCGGCCCTATGCCTAGTCCTGCTCTTCAACCGGGTGCAGCAGCGCCATCATTATTAACACAGTATCAACAAGGGTATTATGTAGAAACAGGTGGTGGTTACTATAGATCGGTGGGTCCACCGGGAACAAGTAGTATAGGACAGGTTTGGAAACGCGATGAACTTCCTGCTGGTGCTGTCATAGCCCCTAAAGGTACTAAATCTTCGGATGTTTGGGGCACAACCCCCGGACCAAGATTTAGCAAGCAATCTCCGTATGCTGGAACACTTACCTAGAGAGATGATGAGATGGGCCTAGCACCAATGCGGATCACCGGGGCCAACGCCACCGTTCCGGCCCCCATCGGCGGCCTGAACACCCGCGATAGCGTCGATCTGGTGCCGCCGACGGATGCGATCCGGTTGGATAACTTCTTCCCGGCCCGCTCCCACGTTCAGGTGCGCAACGGCTATGCGGATCACGTCACCGGCTTGCCGTCCACCGTGCAAAGCCTGTTGGTGTATAATTCCGGCACGGCCAGCACGATGTTCGCCGCCAGCGGCACGGCTGTCTACGATGTGACATCAGCTGGGGCGGTCGGGTCAGCGGTCATCACCAGCCTGACGAATGCGAAGTTTGAATCCGTCAATATGACCACTTCAGGCGGCTCTTTTCTGTGGATTTGCAACGGCGCGGATGCGCCGCGCCACTGGAACGGTTCAGCCTGGGCCACCCCGACCTTGAGCGGCGTGACAGCGGCTAATATCGTTAACGTCACCGTCTTCAAGGAACGGTTGTTTTTCGTCTTTAACAACTCCCTCACGTTCGGGTTTCTGCCCATCAATTCCGTGGCTGGAACCGTGGCCGAGTTCAATCTGGGCAGCGTGTTTTCCATGGGCGGCCAGCTTCAGGCCATCGGCACATGGACGCGGGACGGCGGTGCCGGGCCGGAAGATAATGCCCTGTTCTGGACCGACCAGGGCGAAATCGCCATGTATTCGGGCACCGACCCGGCTGATGCGACCAAGTGGTCGCTGGTGGGCGTCTATCGCGTGGGCCGCCCCATTGGCCGCCGCTGCATTCTCAATGTCGGCTCCGACTGCTATTTGATAACCGAGAACGGCATCCTGCCCATGACCCAGGTTCTGGGCACTGGCGAGGCCGCGCCGAACCGCGCCATCAGCGACAAGATCAGCCTGACCTATAACGAGTCCGTGGTCAGCTATGGCAGCACTTTCGGCTGGGAGGGTGAGTTGTATCCGCGTGGCGGCTATGGGCTGTTCAATGTCCCGGCCTCGACCAGCGGCGATTTCGTGCAGTATGTGGTCAATCTGGAGACCGGCGCATGGGCGCGGTTCCGCGATCAGAACGCTTATACCTGGGCGGTGTTCGACAGCGATCTGTATTTCGGCGGCAACACCAAGGTTCACAAGGCTGACACCGGCACCGACGATGCGGGCACGGCTATCGAAGCCACCGCCAAGACCGCCTTCATTTATTTCGGCGGGCGCACGGGGCCAAACCGCTACACGGCAATCCGCCCGGTGATGGCGTCCGACAGCGAACTGACCGTCTCCATCGGCTTCGATGTGGATTACCGCGACGGCACCTCGACCCTGGAGCCATCGACGGGCACCTCTGATGCGGCTACATGGGACACCGCGACCTGGGATGTGTCTGCCTGGGCGGGGCCGATCAATACCAAGCTGGAATGGCTGAGCGTGGCGCAGATCGGCTGGAACGCGGCCATCCGGCTTCGAACCATGACCGATGCGCAATCGGTTCGCTGGCTGGCCACCGACGTGCGCTTTGAACAAGGCCAGGGAGGTTTCTGATGCTAGACGATAATGTCTGGGATTGGCTGCAACCGGCAACGGTGGCGTTCGAGAATGTCTCGCGCAGCGAGGTCGAAAACGGCATCGCCAGCGGCGACTTCCAGCTTTTCATCAGCGAACATTCCGCCGCCGTCACCTGTGCCTTTGGCAAGTCGTTACGGATTGGCCTTGCGGGCGGCGACCTGGATGAGCTATTGGATATTGAACAGGACATCTGCGATTACGCTCTTAGCCACGATTTCGATAGCATCGAGATCATAGGCCGCCCCGGCTGGGAGCGGGTCTTGCAGGGCTACCGGCGCACCGCCGTCCTGATGCGAAAGGAGTTGGATTGTCATGGGCTTCATTAGCGATCTATTCAGCAGCCCGAAACCACCGCCGCCCGTAGATTTCGGGGAGGTCGGCCAGCAACAGGCGGCGACCAATGTCGAAACCGCCCGGATCGGCGCACGGCTGGCACGTCCCGATGTGGTGACGCCCTATACGACGACCACTTACCGGGAGACCGCACCGGATCAATATCTG